TACCACAACAACTACAGTCACAGATTTAAGGGCAAGTAGTGATAGCGTTATTTTATATAGCCCATTGTCTGCAAATGCGTCCGCAGAAGTAGGCAACGGCACAATATTTATATCTGCACGAAATAAACAGAATTTCGTTGTAACACACGCGAACAACGGACAAACGGACAGAAACTTTATGTATGTAGTTTTGGGATGAAATTTTTGCCTGTTCCAGTGGAATATCTGGATGAGAAATGGCAATACATCAAACCTATACTCAACAAGGCTGTATGCTTATCACCTCGTAAGATAGACATTGAGGACGTATATACGGCAAGTAAACAAGGGGCATACCTTGTGTGGACTGTTGAGGAAGAGGATAAGGTGATTGCCGTTGTAACAACACGAATGGTCTTCTATCCAAAGGGCTACGCTATGGCGTTAGACTTTGTGGGTGGTGGACGCATGAAAGAATGGATTGAGTTGGTTCTATCAACTCTTGAGGCTCACGCTAAACACAACAAATGTATCCATATGGAAGGGTTTGGTCGTAAGGCGTGGGATAGATTTATTAACAAATTCGGATGGTATCCGGCACATATAACTTATCATAAGGACTTATAAAATGGGAAAAGGTGGCGCACAAACTACAGTCAGCACTCAAGATATTCCTCCATTTATTCAGGATCAGATTAAACAGACATTTAGAGAAGCAGAAAACTTTACGCCAAATGCTAATATTGTGCCTAATGTCGCTGGTTTTACACCTACGCAGACACAATCTTTTGATGCCCTTACAAACATTGCGACTAACAATCCATTATCAAATTTAGCATCAACAACCATATCAGACATTATAAAGGGTGACTTTACGATAAGTGACCCATTACAAACCGCTATTAATGCACAAACAGACAAAGCAATTAATGACATTTCATCACTCTACTCAAAGGGTGGAAGGCTAGGGTCTGATGCTTTTGGAACGGCTATTGGTGAAGGGGTAACACAAGCCTCTGCGCCTTTGTTAGCTAATGCCTTAGAAAAAGATCAGGCAAGAAAACTAGCAGCGGTTAGCTCAATACCTTCTATTATTCAGAGTGAATTAGGTTTGGCAAATGTCTTGGGTAGTGTAGGCGCACAAGAAAGAGCATTAGACCAAGCCTTACTTGATAGACCAGCAATGGTAACTTCTGCTCGTAATACAGCAGAGCAACAAAGATTGAATAATTTACTAGCAGCGTTAGGAGCAAGAGGACAAGTGGGTGGAACAACAACACAAACTGCTCCAGGTCGATCTCCTTTAAGTGGTGCTGCTGGAGGTGCATTAACGGGTGCAAGTCTTGGTTCTATTGTTCCAGGAATAGGCACAGGCATAGGGGCTGCTATTGGTGGGGGTCTTGGATTATTGGGAATTATATAAATGGCTGAACAAACACAACTTGGCTTACTAGGTAATTTAGGAAATCAAATATCTAACTTGGGTATTCCCGGTCAATTAGGTCTTTTGTCAACAGGGTTGAGCCTACTTGAAAACAGACCTCTTGGAGAGTCTATAAGAACTGGTCTTGGGGCATTTGGTGGATTACAGCAGATCAATCAACAGCAGAAGCAAAGAGAAGGCATTGAGGCTCTCAAGAAGCAATACGCAAACAATCCTAAGATACTATCTTTATTAGACTCAAACCCAACGGCTGTAATGAACGCAATAACATCGCAAGCGTTTACGCCTGTAGATAATTTTAAAATACTTACACAAGCTGACAAAGAAAAATTTGGTATTAAAGGTGATGGTGTTTTTCAGCAAAACACAAGAACAGGAGCAATTACGGCTGTTGGAAGCCCTAAGACTATTTTTAATGTGGGCGGTCAAGGTAATAATCTTGATAACACAGAATTTTATAAAGACCTTCAAAAACAATCAGGAGAGTTTTTAGATACCTATGGGAATATGATTGGTAACATAAATAATTTAAGAGGAGCTTTAGAAACTCTTAAAACAGATGAAAATATCTCAGGGTTAGCACAGGGTATTACACAGTTTTTCGGTGGAGACCCAGCTTTAAAATTGATATTTCCTAATACAGCCAATACAAAAGCACGAATAGAGAGCGTGGTTCAGGAAAGTTTAAGGTCTATCATAGGCAGTCAATTTACAGAACGAGAAGGTGAAAATATTTTAGCCAGAGCTTTTGACCCAGCCGTTCTTCCGCAAGAAAATGCAAGAAGATTAGAAGTAATTTTAAATAAAATCGAGCTTGGATTTGAAGCAAAGAAAAGATATTTTGATGCCTTTACAAAAGGTGAAAAACCGCCCCCTCTTCCAACGTTAAGGTCTTTGGGGCTTGATGGAGGTACATCAGATGCCACAAGCACATTTAAAAGAATACCTGAAAACACAAAAAACATTCTAAGACAAAATAAACCTGAAGGAGTTTCAGTTGAGCAATGGAATAATATGCTTGAAAATCTTTCAATTGAAGAAATCGAGCCGTTGTTGAGGTAAAATTTAAAATGTCTGAACTAGAAAGATTACTAAAATTAGCTGAAGAAAGAGCAGCCAATCAGAACAACACAGCCACCTCTTCAAATAATATTTCCTCTGTTGACGCATCAGAATTAATACGCAAAGCTGAGAATAGAGCCTTAGAGAAAAAAGGATTTAATCCTGATGGCACTATTGGAGAAGTACCCTCTGAGTTTGTCTTTGACCCAGAGAGAAATCAGTATGTAGATACAGCTTTAATAGCAAAGAGAGAACTTGAGTCTGGAAGTGGCAGAGGGTCAACCTTACAAGTGTTACGAGGAGTGCCATTTCTTAGAGAGTATGTCGATGAAATACAAGGGGCAACAACCAAAACTTTAGGACTAGGTGACACACAAGCAAAAATAGATACACAAGTTGTAAGAGAGCTTGATAAGCAATTTAGAGAGAAAACCCCAAAAACAGCTTTGGGTCTAAATATTGCCGGAGGTGTTGGTTCTACTGCCCCTCTTTTGGGTTTTACTGGCTTACCTTCATTTGCCACTGCAAGTAGACCTTTTTTGAGAAACCTACTTCTTTCAACTGGCGTTGCCACAGGACTAGGTGGAACTGAAGGGGCTATATCGGGGTATGGAATGGGTGAAACCCCTGAAGAAAGAGGAGCTAAAGCAAGGACTGAAGGACTTTTAGGTGGGACGTTGAGTGGAGTATTAGGTGCGATTTCTCCGGCTGTAGGAAGTACAGTAAAAAATGTATATTCTTTTGGTAAAGATAAACTCAAAGGCGCAGCAGAATTAACTAATAAAACTGTGGCTAATGCCTTAAACATTTCACAAGATGCTGCAAGAATTTTACGTGATGCAATAAAAACTGATGATGTAGGTACTATTAGCAGAAACCTTAAAGCTGCTGGTGATGACTCAATGCTTGCTCAAGGAAGTCCATCTCTATCATCATTATTAGATGTTGCGTCACAATCTTCTGGAGAAGCCAAAGGGTTAGCAAGTAAGAGAATTGCTGAGTCTTCAAATCTTATGATTAATAATCTTAGAACTAGCTTTGATGACTTGCTTGGCTCTCCTGTTGCTAAAGACCAACTTATTAAAAACCTTAAAAAAGGCTCTGCTTCCAAAACAGATGAGCTTTATAGAAATGCGTATACAACCCCTATTGATTACTCTGGAGATAAAGGGCAGAAACTTCTAAGACTTTTAAAAGCTGTGCCTGATGGTGCTGTAAAAGATGCAAACTCTTTGCTGAAAGTAGATAGTGCATTAGGCAATGTAAATCCAAAGCAAATTAAAGTTACTGTTGGAAAGAATGGAGAGTTGTCATTCTCAGAGCTTCCATCAACTACACAACTTGATTATATAACCAGAGGCTTGAATAACTTTGCTGATGAAGGCAAAGGGGCTTTTGGTGGAATGTCGGCAAAAGGGTCTAAGTTTGTGGCTCTTTCAAAAGAAATAAGAAACGTACTTAAAGAGCTGAATCCAAACTATAGATTAGCTGTAGATAATGCTGCTGATAATATTAGTAGAGCAAAAGGTATAAACTTTGGCTATGAATTGTTGGGCAAAGGCGTAAAGAGAAACGATGTTCTTGAATACATAAAAAATGCCTCTGCTCCTGAAATAGCATCAGTTAAGCAAGGGGTAAGAAGCTACATTGACGATGTTATATCTGATGTAAATAGAATTGCGTCTGACCCCAATCAAGACTCAAGAGAAATACGAAAAATACTCACTTTGCTTACTTCAAATGCTTCAAGAGCAAAGATGGTCACACTTCTTGGGGCGAGAGATGGCACAAACTTGATAAAGCAAATAAGTGAGGCTACGTCACTTTTAAATCTTAAAGCCAACGTAAGTGATAATTCCAAGACCTTTGCAAGAGGTGTTGTCAAAGAAAGAATAGATGAACTCTCAAATGTTTCACCTTTAGGAAAGTTGCTTGATCTTGAGCCAATAGCAGCGTCACAAAAATTAGTTAAAATTATAACTGGTAGAACAGATGAAAAAGCTAGTGAAGCAAGTAAAGAAGTTCTTAAACAAATAACGGATGTTCTTACCTCAAGGTCATCTTCTGCAAGGACAAATCTTCCGGCTACTTCAGACGAAGTTTTAAACATACTAGCAAGAGTGAATAGAAACGAGCCTGTCACAGAAGCAGAGGCTCAGAGAATTGCAAAAGCAGTCTTAGCTGCAACTGTTTTACCAAGTTTTACTATTGGCACACAACAAAGGGTTGAGTAAATGGCAAAAAATAACATCACACAATTTGATGCTACAGACGCAAATAATACAGATATTAAGTCTATAGATATATCTGAGGGCATGAGTCCGGCTAATGTCAACAATGCTATAAGGGCATTGATGGCAACGCTAAAGGACATGGACACAGGGGCTACATCCCTCACCTCTCCATCAGGCACAAATATAACTGCGACTACTGCACTAAAGACTCCAGCGATACAATTCACAGATGGTGATGCAGCTATATCTATCGCTGATGGTGGTGGCGTTACAGCCAATGATTTTAGTTCAAGTGGTGTAAACATTGATGGTGGTGCTATTGATGGCATAACTCTAGGCACAAACTCTGCGGTCACTCAGGCTGTTATAGATAATGTCAACATAAATGGCTCTACAATAGGGCATACAAGCGATACAGACCTTATGACAGTCTCTAGTGGGTTGTTAACTGTCGCTGGTGAAGTGTCCATGACAACGCTAGATATAGGTGGTACAAACGTAACAGCTACGGCTACAGAGATAAACATTATTGATGGTGATGCAACTGTAGGAACGACAACGCCTGTAGCTGGTGATGGGATTGTAACCAATGACAATGGTACAATGCGTCAGACAAGCGTTGATACGTTTGATACATACCTA